ACTTTCACAGGTGGTTTAGTTGCTCTATTTTCTAGACAATTATCAGCTAAACTGAGACCGACAAAGAAATGGGTAAACTTAGCTGCTTCTGTCTTTGAGGAATTAATAAAGGATATGGACCCGAATATAGTATGGAGAACTGTAGAGAAGCATATAGCTCTTCATGTACCTTCGAAAAAGAAACTTCTATACAGACAAGGATGGGAAGAGTTACAGATCACTCCTGAATTCCTTCAATGGCTACTTCAGTTTAAACCTAATATGAAGGGTGGTGAGATAAATTATGAAAACCCTAGGCCCAGAATGATTATGAACCCCAATCAAAAAGACCTGGCTCTCCTTACAGCTATAGCTGCTGAATTACTGTTAATTCTTAAAAACTCTTACGTAGCTGGTCACCCTATAGGCGTTGTACATGCTACTAATCCTCGAAGTCTTTCTAGACTTTTCAAAGCTATCCCTTCAAACTGGGTTATGCTAGCATGGGATGGTAGTCAACACGATTCTCATCAGCACAAAGAATTGATGGACCGTATTGATTCTGTGTTTATTCAGAAATTTATTTCCTACTCTTTAGCTAGTAAAGAACTCCCTAGACTAGTCTTTGATGATATTGTTAAAAGAATTACTATCAATCAGTTTCAAATATCGATGTATTCACCCCAATCAAAGACTAGAGTTTTAACAGGTAAATTGAATGGGATAGTTTTCTCAGGACATTGTTTAGCCACAACTTTAGGTAACACCCTTAGAGTCTTGACGTACATTTATACTGTAGCTAAGCATGCTAATATACCTTGGGATAAAGTGATGCCTTTTGTTTCAGGTGATGACGCTGTAGTGGCTCTCCCGCCAGAACATGTAGAGGACTTTAAGAAATCTCTTTATGAGGCTTATGCCACTTCTGACGTTGACAAGGAACATGGATTAGGACAGGTTCTTAAACCTTCATCTTTTGTACAATCACCATACTATACAATTTTCCTCTCAAAATTTATCTTTAAGTGCCCTCTGACTAATACTGTTCAAACCTGGAGACTCCCTCAAAGGTTTATGCATAC